GCATTAAAGACACAGGTGACTCTACAGCTACTTGGTTTAATTATGAGTTTAAGCAAGAATTACCTTCTTTAACTGTTACTGCAGCAAGAGAAAATGGTTCTACTTCTTATGAGTGTGCTTTAAACTTTATGATGCCTGATATGGATACTGCAAAAGCAGCAGCATTGCAAAGTCTTATGGACACTTGTATGATGGTAATAGCAGTTGGTAATAACGGAAAAGCCTATGTTTTAGGAGTAAGTCAGAAGTATAGTAATGAAAAGGCTATGATTCGTAATCAAACTTTTGCTAGTATGACAGGAGCTGAAGGTTCTACAGGAGCAGGAATAAATGATGATAATGGTTGGACTGTAACAATGGGTTGTAAGCAATGGGAAGCACCTAGATTATATAGTGGTACTCTATCTTTATATACGAATGCAGGGTCAGGCACAGGAACATCTACTACATCATAATAATTAATAATTAAAAATAAAATAAAATGGCAATAGCAGATGGAATGGCAATTAATTGTTCTGATTTACAAGCAGTAGGTGGAACAAGATGGATAGCGATAAGAAAATTTGAGAGTACAGATGTAGTTAAATTCAACAATACTGACCATACGATTGAGATTATAGATCAACCTTCAGGAACTGATGCAGTTTGGGGGGTTTTTGAAAGTAGAATTGAATCTTCTTCTTTAACAGTAACAGGTAATAACGAGGGTAAAGAATTTTCAACTTATGAGTGTACTTTGTCTTGGTTTATTCCGGGATTAACAACAGCTCAATTCGCAACACTTTATAAGTTTGATGGGTCTTGTTTAATGGCAATGGTTGTAGATAATAATGATACAACTTCAGGTACAACAGTTCCTAGTGCAAGTCAGGTTCACAATAAAGTAATAGGAGTTTCAGGAACTTTATCAAATCAAGATATGGCAACAGCACTAACAGATATTAACCCTGAGAGAACTCAGCAATGGTGTAGGCTTCAGTCAGTTGAGGGTGGAACAGGAACAGCTTTCTCTGATGAGATTGGAGTTACAGTAACTCTTGTAGCTAAACAATATGAAATTCCAAGAGCTTATGTAGGATCTATCACTATGGATGCTGATGGACTAGGATTGGTAACAGGATAATAAAAAAACTATAAATAAGGGGGTGTTAGTTAATAACACTTCCTTATTAATATCTTTTTTAATATGTGTGATTGTAATACGGAAAAAAGTTTAATTTTGATAAATATATATTTAGAAATGGCAGAATACAAAATAAATAGTAAAGCTCAGAAAGGATTAAGACTTGCAGGAAAGAATGAAGAAAGTCTTGGTAAGGAGTTTGTAGATTTTAGAGGAGAATTAAGTCAAGCTGATTTAGCTTACGCTTACGAAGAATTACATATAACTGATTGGATAGATAAAACTGATAAAGTAAATGAAAAAGCAACAACCAAAAAATCAACAACCAAAAAATCAACAACAATTACGGAAGACTCAGAAGAAGAATAACACTTTCGAGTTCGGAGTATTTGATTTAACAGTTCCACCTAGTATTACTGAAGTAAAAGACCTTAAGGCTCTTAGTAGTGATTGGGTTCCTTTTGGAGAAGACAACCTATTTCCTCAGTATTTAGCAGAGCTAAAGAGAAAGTCGTCTACACATAGAAGTGTATTGGCTCAAAAGACTGTATTTACTAGTGGTGCTAAATTCGTTTGCGAGAACGAAGCACTAAAGGATTTTATTGAGGATGTAAATGCTGATAAAGAATCTTTAAGGGATATATTTAAAAAATTAGCTGATGACTATTATACTTTCGGTAACGCATATATGGAGTGTGTTATATATGATGGCGGTGTAAATCTATATCATTTAGATGCTACAACTGTTAGAATGTCAAAAAGCAAGAAAGAAGTATACATCAATCCTGATTGGTGTAAGTATTGGAATAACGATACAAAAATAAAAAGACTACCTCTGTATCCTAGAGTAGCACATAACAAGTTTGTAGTTCACTTTAAAGACTACGAACCTACATTCAACTTTTACGGACTTCCTGATTATGTAGCGGCACTAGAGCATATCTGTGTTGATTACGAAATTGGTAAATGGAATCATACTAAATTCTTAAACGGATTTCAACCTTCAGCTATCGTAGAGATTAGTGGGGATATGGGAGAAGAAGAAGCTCAAAAGATGGTTCACGAAGCTCAAAAGAAATTTGTAGGGGAAGGTAATAACGGAAAAATCTTATTTATAGTAAAGAATGGGGATTCATCTCCTGCTAATGTTCAGATTATAAAAGATGACCAAGAAGGAAGTTGGATTGATTTACAACAGATTACAGACCAAAATATAATAACTGCTAATAGATGGCAGCCTTCATTGTCAGGTATTGTTAGTTCAGGTAAAATGAACAATTCAGGAAGTGAAATTAGAATTGCTTATGATTTAGTAATGACTACAGTAATTAGAGATACTTCTGAGTTATTATTGAATGGAATTAGAACGGTTCTGTATAATGAGATGGGCTTTGACCCTAGAGATTTAAAAATTCATTACGAGCCACCAATCTCTTATTCTAATGACGTTGACATTAAGCAGATTTTAACTATAAACGAACAAAGAAGATTGATAGATGAGGATTTACCAATGTTAGAAGATGGAGATATGTTTGTTGCAGATAGAGAAGTAATAGTAGTTGAAAAAGATGAGGATGGAGATGGAGAGATTGACACAAAGAAGGAAATAACTGTAGAGCAATAAGATATGGGTAATACTAGACAATATACAACATTAGTAAGTGCAGGAGAGGTAATTGAAAAGACCTTTACTAATAAGAATACTGACCCTGTGTTAGTTTCTGAAAACACTATTGTATTATCTGAATTAGCACATATTAGACCTTTACTTGGAGATAAGTTTTATGCAGAGTTAAAGCTGCAGCACAACAATGGAACTTTAAATGCTGCAAATCAGACGTTTATGACTTACTACTTAGAGGATTGTCTTTCTTGGTTTGTTAGGTTTGAGGTTGTTAATGACATTATGAGTAATATTACTTCTAGCGGAGTAGTTAATAACATAGATGAGTTCTCAAGAATTATAAGTCAAGATGTATATAATACCTTTAAGCAAGATACATATAGAAAGGCAGATATTTTTGCTTCTGATATGACAGATTTTTTAAATGGCACCGACCAAACAGGTTTATATCCTACATACGCTAGTAATAGACCTAAGAGTATGAGTGATACGTATAAGAATCACGGAATGATATTCTATGATAGTATATATGGTTATAATGGGGTAGATGGTTGTAATAATTGTGGTAATCCTTACGTAAGAGGGGAATCAAATTGTAATTGTTAAAATAATATAATATGGCTGCAAACGAACATAAAAATTTACAAGATGCTAATAGGCATAATCCTTTAGGTTATGAAGGTGCTGCTAATGAAACTGTTCTATCTAAAGGTGCAGGTTCTAGTGCTGAGGCTAGGGATGGTAATTTGCAATGGGCTGCTCGTTCAACTATGGGGGTAACTAATTACAAGATGCAGGGTTATCTACCGACAGCAAACATTAACTTTCAGCACGGAGAGGATATAGCTGATAATAAGTCGCCATTTATAATAGATGTTAGTTATGGAAGTCCTACGGTAGCAGGAGGAAGTTTATCTCCAACAACTTTCTTTAGAATTGGTCATAGTTTTGTTGCTCCTGAAAACGCTAATGTATCTTCTATTGCAGGATGGGTTACTTGCAACAGAGATGAAACAATAACGATTTCTATTTGTAAAGTTTCTCCTATAGCGGGTTCTACTGCTAATATAGTTCCTACTATAATTGATGAATTTGAAGTGATAGGAGAGGGAAATAACAGTTTACTTGTAAGAGTAGATGAAACAGAGATAACTACTCCTTTAATTAGAGAAGGGGACATTATATTCCCAATGGTAAAACAGGCAGATGAGGTAACTGCTTCATCTATATATATGAATTTGTCGGTTCAAACAATGACATTTACACCACAAATAACATAATGACAACAAAGGAAGAAATAGTTTCAATGAAGAAAGATATAAGCTCTATTAACAGCAAGATGAATAGCATAGACTCAAAATTAGATATGCTTACGGAAAAACTATTGAATCCTGATACAGGAGTTACAGCTAGAGTCAATAGAAATACAGCAATGAGAAAGGTTTTAGTAAGAGCAATGTGGGTTATATACACTATAACTATAGGTGCTGTAATAAAGTTATTTACATCATAATGTGCTTTTCTAGAAATAAAAAGGAAGATGTAAGTAAGGCTAATTTACTGATAATCAGGGATAATTTTTCTGATAAATCAGTTATAGGTAAACTTTATTGCAATGGAGAATTTATTTCACATACTTTAGAATTAGCTTGGAAAGACAACCAAAAAAACGTATCTTGTATTCCTAAAGGAGAATATAAATGCAGGGTTAGATTGCCTAGAGAAAGTGCAACAAGAGATTATATTCACTTGTTAGTTGAAGATGTAAAAGACAGGTCATACGTGTTATTTCATCGGGGTAACACTCCATCTGACAGTCAAGGATGTATATTAACAGGAACTCACAGAGCAGGAGAGCCTGATACGATTTTAGAAAGTAGGATAGCTCATACTTATTTGATGGATTATTTATTAGAAAATCAATTAAGTGAAAACATAAGTTTAATAATTAAAAATAGATAAAAAAATGAGGACAAATATTGCAGATAACACACTACTCCTTGAGATGCTAGGTAAGGGTAACGGAACAGAGGTTTTTACAACTGCTGCTCAAACTACTAAAGATTGGTATTGTATATTCTTTCCTGTTGATTCAGTAATTGCAACTATAGCAGGTAATGCTGTAAATATTACTGCTTTAAATGGACAGAGCGTAAGTGCGGGAACTACATTGTTTCTTAACACTTCTGCTATCACTTTAACAAGTGGAATTGGAATTGGTTACCCTAACCATTAATACATATAGGTATGAGATTATCACTAGGAATATCATTACCTTCAAGTAACAAAGGAAACGTAACACCTACCAAGAAACTTGTAAATGCTTTTAAAGCAAGAGTTATTGCTGATGGTGGTAACTTTGAAGCTAAGGCTTGTTTAGATGCACAATTAGTAATATTAAATAATATACAATGAGTTTATTAGATGATGTAAGTA